CACCCTATAATATAGAGAATCCTAAAACTAATTGTTAGTAAACTTAATTCTATATTAATATTCTAACGCCACCCTAAATAGGAAACGGGCAACGCAGGCTCGTAACAAATGTTGCGGACCTTGACACATCTAACAGTCCCTGGCTCATCACCCTGGACACGTATAGCCGATGTGACACGTAACTATACGATTTCTAGACCTATTTTAATTACATCACGCTATAATTATGGCTTATGTTATCCGCGATATAGTTGGCACTACCCAGATTTCTCTCGTCTACCTCAAACCAACTGGGAATACAAACAGTTTTTCCTTTCTTTACCCAGTATTTAACAACTCGTTCTCGTAGCTCTGAATAGTACACATCACCCTGACCATACGCTGACAATAACATAGCTTCACAACTAACTATAGACTGTGATCTAACATTTTTACATTTAAAAGTCCAATTACATATTTCTTCAATGGCACGTTGTTCCATGGCCGCAATATACATTCTTTGACGATAAGGATGTTGCTTGATTCGTCTCTTCAAGAAACTCGTCTCATCGTCATAAATACTGCTCCATTTCACAATAGAACCATCCTTCTTAATACCACCATAATTAATACTGTATTTTGATAAAATTTGAGAAATAACTCTACCATTAAACTGATCTAACACTTCTTCTTTAATAGTAGTGATATTATCATCACCATAAAATACACTACAAACATATTGATCATAGTGGCAAACAGACAAGAATTGGACTTCTTTTCTATTAATTTGTGGTTTTATTGTCCACCAACAATATCTAAAATATAAACTATTAACTAATGTATTTAAAATAGTAGTTATAGGTGAACCACTAGGTGCACCACAATATACTCTATACAAAAAATTATACATTAAATGAACAGCATACATAATTTCATATCCCATAACTAAACGAATCAATCTTACACTTTCGCTCTGTTTGGAATACATTTCATACCAATCTAAAATAATAAGAAAAGCATAATAAACACACACACTCATTAATCTAGGACCAAATTTAGAATAATCACCACATAAAAACTTATCTGAATTATTCAACAATTTCATAACCATTGTTGTCCATTGATCTGAATCAGTATTAATACCAACACCACTTTCTATATCAAACATTGCCTTTTGATATGCAATAGTGAAATCCATATAATACTGTCTAAACTGAATAGTAAAATCAACAGGTGATATCGAAAAGATACGAGGCCATAATTTCTCTTCCGGCAACTTAATATCTTTCAAACAATCAGTGAAGACAGTCATTGGTACAATACCTTGTTTTCGTAAGTCATTCTTATATTGCATCATTTGAACGACTCTTGAATCAATATTCAACAATTTATAACCAGATTCATCAGCATCCAATTCAAACAACCATTTCTTATCAGACGCAGTTTTTGGTCTATCTGATATAAATGGAAAACCCTCTGAAGTGTCAAACTCCATTGCATCATATCCTTCAAGATGAGGTATTCCAACAATTGCTTCTTCAACAGATAGAACTCCAACCGTGCGTCGGCATGGCTTAACTTTTGCTAAAACTTTGTCACGCAAATCCTCATAACACAACTGAATACCTGCAAAATAAAATGATTCAGGCGGATCAGCATGATGCATACAACCACGTAGCATAGGACTTTCTTTTTCAACATTACGTGGATCATCTTTACGTAAAAACGGAAAATCATACGTAGATGTTGTTATTTGATTATAACATTCAGTGTGAATTTGTGTACTCTCAGTTGGCGATCTATGACCAAACTTCTTAGGTACACATCCAATAACATCTACACCATAAGGTATGAACACACGAGCATTCGTAACACTTATAGGTTTAATTGGTTCTCCTTTATACATAATTTCATCACTTTCAGCCTGAATTCCATCATCCAATTGTCTGTAATAATCAGTTGACAATATATCAAATGATTCACGTGTTAAAATCTCAGCATAACCTAAACCACCAGAAGTCATACCAGCAATATGTATTCCAATAATAGGATCATTTACATTGGAATCAGTTATTAAAATTCCACCACATTTACCTTTACCGCAAACACCATATTCAAATACACCATTCACTACTGTTGGTTCTAAACCATCAACAACACTAGGAACTTTAATTTGTGGATTAACTACACCAATTGTTTCATGATAAATATTCATTTCCCACATACCCAATTGTTCTCTTGAAATATTATCAGTAAACACTGGTTCAATAAAGAAACCTGTTGGTGACATATTATCCAAACGTTTCTGCTTAGAAATAAAATTTCTAATATCCTTAAATGCATTAAAGTATTGTTTAGGTAATAAACCAATCACAACTGCGCTATTTTCTAACTTAAACCATTTAACTAATCTATATGGTAATCTAGCAATTAACCCTGGCTTAACAACATTAAATTCTGCACCATTTTCAGCTGCACGATCCATAGCATGACAATAGTGATCAATAGCTATAAAATATCTACCACATAATCCTATGCATCTAACCTTAGACCAAACTTGACTACCTCCAAATGTAATAAAGAAAGTATTCTTACCTATTATTCGCTTAGTACTCTCAAAGAGTCCATCAGCCATTTGACTTTCAATTTTCTTTACATCAGAAATTTTCTTCTGCTGTGCTTTAGGAATTCTATCAGCATATGCCATTTCTGGACATATACAATCCGTTCTAAAGCATCTATAACAAGTTTGGATGTGTTTCCAT